AAGCCCGTTTGGTCGCCGAAGTGGCCCGGCACCGCTGCCATCATGGCAGGTTCGGTTGCTACCTGCGAAGTCGTCGACGATCCGGACGCCTTGTTCCTGATCAACTGCGACGCTGCTGCGGCTGTTACCCTCGTTTTCGCGAATGCCAATCTCGGCACTGCGACTTCGGGTAACGCGACGAGCGGCATTTCGACTGCCGAACTCGCCGTTTCCACGGCCAATACCACGAATACCCTGAACCTCCGCGTCATTGGTTTCGAAGATTCGCCTTCGAACAGCGACGCAACGGTAGCGGGTCGTCTGGCTATTGTGCTCCTCAACAACCACTTCTACCGTTACTCTGCGAACGGTACGGGTGCGGGCGTCTGATAGGAGTCTGACAGATGGCTATTACTCGTTCACAACTCCTGAAGGAGCTTGAGCCCGGTCTCAACGCGCTCTTCGGTTTGGAGTACGACCGCTACGACAACGAGCATACGGAAATCTTCGATACGGAGAACTCCGACCGCGCGTTCGAAGAAGAGGTCATGCTCTCTGGCTTCGGTCAGGCCCCGGTGAAGGGCGAAGGTTCGGCGATCTCGTACGATTCGGCTAACGAAGCGTACACGGCTCGCTACACCCATGAGACGATCGCTCTGGCGTTCGCGATTACTGAAGAAGCCGTTGAGGACAACCTCTACGACCGACTCAGCTCGCGCTATACCCGTGCGCTTGCTCGTTCGATGTCGAACACCAAGCAGGTCAAGGCCTCTTCGGTCCTGAACAACGCTTTCTCCTCGTCCTACAAGGGCGGTGACAACGTTGCTTTGTGCTCGAGCGCCCATCCGACCGTCGGTGGCGGCAACTTCTCGAACATCCCCGCCACCCCGGCGGATTTGAACGAGACGTCGCTCGAACAGGCTCTTATCGACATCTCCGGGTTTATTGATGAACGCGGCCTGAAGATCGCTCTTCGTGGCATGAAGCTCATCGTTCCCCCGGCGCTCCAGTTTACCGCTGAGCGTATCCTCGTGTCGGATCTCCGCGTTGGCACTGCCGACAACGACGTCAACGCGATGAAGTCGATGGGAATGCTTCCGGGTGGTTACACGATCAACCACTTCCTGACCGATCCAAACGCGTGGTTCATCAAGACCGACGCCCCGAACGGCCTGAAGCACTTCGTTCGTTCCGCGATCAAGACCGCCATGGAAGGCGATTTTGACACGGGCAACGTGCGTTACAAGGCTCGTGAGCGTTACTCGTTCGGTTGGAGTGATCCCCGCGCGATCTACGGTTCTGCGGGTGCGTAATATTCCCAACCTTGTGTTGTGAGTAAGGGAAAGGCCCGCTTCGGCGGGCCTTTCTTTTTGACTTGAACTGTTGCAGAGTATGCCTATTCCGGGGCTACCCGGCCATGTAGACCGTCCCGGCGGACGCTGCACAGACTATATGGCCCTATCGTGCAGGAGAGAAGCAGATGGCTTCCACCACTTTTTCCGGTCCCGTTACCTCGCAGAACGGTTTTGTCGGTGACTTCACGGGTAATGTCACGGGCGACGTCACGGGTACCGTCACGGGTATCGTAAAGCTCCCCACCTACACGGTTGCGGGCGTCCCTACTGCTTCTGCCAATGCGCGGGCGCTTATCTATGTGTCCAACGGCGCTGCCGGAGCTCCTGTCGTGGCTTTCTCGAACGGCACCAACTGGCTCCGCGTCGACACCCTCGCCAACATCTCTGCCACCTGATCAGTTTCCCGTTTGACAGGAGGCCGACATGGCTGACGCAGTAGCAACACAGGTTCTTGTAGATACCGCCCGTCGGGCTATCCTCAAGTTCACTGATATTTCGGACAGCACGGGCGAATCCGCCGTCGTGAAGGTCGATGTTTCGACGTTGGCTCCCTATCAGGGGTCGGCCTGTACGAGTGTCAGCATCGAAAAGCTAGAGGCGATCACCGACGGTATGGGCGTTGACATCCTTTGGGATGCTACGGCCGACGTTGTCGCCCTGACGCTCGGCCCGGATCAGTTTCTTACGTTCGACTTCAGTCGTTTTGGTGGGTTGACCAACAACGCGGGCGCAGGGAAAACGGGAGACGTTTCTTTCACTACGGTTGGTGCTGCGAGCGGTTCTCGATACACCATCATCCTAGAGTGCTTGAAAAACTACGGGTGATCCATGGCTAAGGCCACCGCTGCAAAGCGCACGGGTAGCGGCGTCTCTTATAGAGGCGTCGTTTATCCTGGGTTCAACAACCCGCGCGAAAGCACCAACCCTAAGAAGAAAAAGATGGTTCTCGCCAAGAAGGGCGATGACATCAAGGTCGTTCACTTTGGCGATGCTTCTATGGGGCATAATTATTCCGAAGCTGCGCGTAAGAGCTATCTGGCTCGTAGCGGCGGAATCAAAGGCACCGACGACAAGTTTTCTGCAAACCACTGGTCTCGAAAATTCCTTTGGGCTGGACCAAGTGGATCAAAAAAAGCTCCCCCGAAAGGATCTCGTTTCAAATGACACCTAACGGAGTGGAGTTTGTGTGGAACGCTGTCCTAACTTTGGTCGTCGCACCTATTGTGTGGGCGCTTTCTTACATCAACACCAAAATTGATCGTACGGATGCCGCGTTCAATAGTGTGTGGAAAACAATCGCCGAGACGCGTGAAGACATAGCTAAGTCTTACGTTACTCGTGCCGAGCTGCACAACGATCTAAACCGCCTTTTTCAACGGTTTGACCGCCTTGAAGAAAAACTTGACCGCATGACTGGAGAAAAGTGATGAAGCGTTCTTCCATGGGCAAAGAAATCATGCCTCCGGGCAAGCGCAAGGGTCCGCCTCCGAAGCGAGGTCCGATGCCGCAGGGTGTCCCGGACGGCATGCGTCGCAGTTCGGGCATGGCTACTCCTGCCGCAATGTCCGAAATGCCGATGGGCATGAAGAAGGGTGGCATGGCTAAAAAGACAAAGCCCAAGATGACCAAGGGTGGCATGATGCTCGTCATCGGACTGGGCAAGCCCAAGTCCATGAAAAAGGGTAAGTGACATGGCCGCGAAGTACAAAAACGCTCCTTACAACATCACGGACAAAGACCGTGATGCTGCTCGTAAAGAGGAAGAACGTCGCAAGAGCGAGATGAAGCGTAGCGACGAAATTTCTCCGGAAGACCGCAAGCGCCTTGATTCTTTGGTCAGTGGCGAAGCTCAGAAGTACAACAAGGGTGGTATGGTCAAAAAGGCTCCCGCCAAAATGGCCAAGGGCGGTATCATGTGCTCTCCTCGCAAGAAAATGGCGATGGGCAAAGGGTACAAGGCGGGTGGTGCTGTTCGTCGTTCGGGGTGCTGATATGAAACAGGTTTGGGACAAGAAACGCCCGAAGGATCTCGGCACATCTAAAAAGCTGACTTCTTCTCAAAAGTCTTCAGCTAAAAAGGCTGCAGAAAAAGCGGGTCGGCCTTACCCTAATCTTGTAGACAACATGCGGGCAGCAGGAGCCAAGCGCGTCAGCAAGCGCAGGGCTCGACTGGAAGACAGGCGGAACGGATGACTGTTTCTGGTACGAAGACGTTTGAGCTCGATGTCGCCGAGTATATCGAAGAGGCGTTTGAGCGGTGTGGTATCGAAGTCCGTACGGGCTACGATCAGCGCACGGCGCGTCGAAGCTTGAATCTGCTTCTTGCCGAATGGTCCAACCGTGGGTTGAACCAGTGGACAATCGCTCAAGAGTCTATTCTGGTTACTCCAGATCTGGGCGTCAGCTACCCGATGTCTTCCACTACTATCGACATTTTGTCGGTCGTTTGCCGTATGGAACAGGGGCTAGATACCACCAACCAGACGGACTACAGTGTCGACCGCATCAGTCGAGACTACTACCTCAATATTCCGAACAAGCTCGTTCAGGCTCGTCCTTCTCAGTACTTCCTCAACCGTCAGATCAATCCGGTTCTGTACGTCTGGCCAAAGCCGGACAAGCCGTACACGATTGTTTTGGACAAGCTTGTTCGTATGGACGACGCTCGCGCGGG